ACCGTCAAGAACGCAACCGGCAACAGCTTGGCTGGCGAAACATTCGTTGCCGACACTGAAATCTGCGGAATCATCACAAGCATTACGCTGACTAGCGGTGGCTGCCTCGCCTACAACCTCTGATGGGCATTGCCTCTTCACTGGTTAATGTCGCTGACAAGGTCATCAGCAAGTTCGGCGGTGATGTGACGATCCGCTTTGTTGCTGCGGGCGCTTATGACACGTCAGATGGAACAGTTGCTGAGACAAACACCGACAGTGAGGTGAAAGGCATCCTTGAGGATGTGGTGAACAAAGAAGCTAACGAGCTGGTTCAGGCCGGTGATAAGCGTCTGACGGTCGCCGCAAAAGACCTGGACTCAGCCCCTGGCACAAAGGACAAAGTCGTTATCAGCACTGTGGTTCATCAGATCATCAGCGTTGAGACAACGGAGCAGGAGAACACTGCTATCACTTACGAGTTGATTTTGAGGGCATAGCAATGGCAAGACAGATCCCGCTTGATGAAATCGGTGACTACATGGATGGTCAAATTCAGAAGTTAGTCAAAGTGACAACACTCGAATGGAAAAAGCGGGTTAAAGAAAGAACGCCTGTGGACACTGGCAGATTGCGTAACGCATGGCGTAACAAGATCGAGCCTTATGAAGGCGAAATAACTAACAACGTCAGATATGCCGAACCTGTCTGTTACGGCACCAACCTGCCGCCCTCTTGGAAAGGCAAGTTCAGAACACGTCAAGACACTGTTGCTGGCTTTCCTGAGCTGATCGGCAAAGAGCTTGAATCATGGGCTCAAGGTGAGTACCAAAAGATCATTAGGAGAGGCTGATGGCTGCTGCAGATCTCAACAGCATCAGGGCAACCATTGAGGGCAGGCTGGCCACAGAACTTGCAAGCAGCCCGGCCATCCCTGTCGTTTTTCACAACATGCCCTATGAGCCAACGCCCAACAGTTCGTGGGTTCAGTGCCTAACAAGCTTTGGGGCTAATGAATATCTTGGGCAAGGTTCAACCTCAAGCGCGTACAACCGGATTGTCGGCTTGGTTGTTCTGAACATATTTTCTGCCCAAGGCGTAGGCCCTGGAGCTAATTACGTTATTGGAAAACGCATTCGTGACCTTTACAATAGGGTGAACGTGTCGGGGGTTTTCTTCGACGCACCAATCGGTCCAGAGGCACTGGCTTCACCAGCACCCGAGGGCTATTTTCAAACACAGGTCCGTGTGACCTTTGAATCCATCGAGGAACTCTGACCATGGCCACCATCCGAGGCGAAGCGGGATCAGTCCAATTTGACGCTGCAAACGGCGGCAACAGCACAATTGTTGGCACTCGAAGCTGGAGCCTGACAATCACAAAAGAAACTTTGGACACGAGTGCTCACGGAAGCACCTTCCGTTCTTTTGTTGGGAGCATGATCAGCGGTTCTGGGACCGTTGAATTCGTTTATGACCCTGACGCAACTGGTCAAGCTGCATTTATCGAAGACGTAATCACTGCTGCAGACCCTGCAGACGCAGCCTTTGAGCTGTTTACCACCGGCAATAGTTCAGGCAGTGATTCTGTCTTATTTCAGGGGATTATTACTGATATGGAGATCAGTTCCACGGTTGGTGAGCTTGTGACTGTTAGCTGCAGCTTTATCACCAGCGGCACTATCACTTCCAACCTGCAGTAAGGAGGCTATATTTAAGCGGCAAATGTGTCGCTTAAATGCCTGCCACTGAACGGACAGTTGACTTGCTGGTTGGGGCGTTTGACCTCAACCAGCGCCGCAAGTACGAACTAAAAAATGAAGCAGGCGACAAGATTGTTGACCTGTACTTCAAGCCAATCACCCGCGCTGACCGCAAAAAGGCGCAAAGCCATGCCGGTACTGAAGAGGCGTTGGTGATCAGCACCCAGATGCTTTGTCAGATGGCGGAGCTTGAGGATGGCTCAAAAGCTTTTGCCGCTGCTGATGCTGAAAAGCTTCAGCGCAAGTTGCCTGAAACTGTCCTGAACGACATTGAGCTGTTCTTGTTCGGCATTGGTGAAGAAGCCGGGCTGGACGACGCAAAAAACGACTAAAGCAGGACAAGTGGACTTCTTTTGAGTTCTTCCTGGCCTGCGAGCTTGGCATGACTGTTAGCAGGCTTCGCACGGAACTAACCGATGCGGAGCTTGTTTATTTTGCTGCGTTTTACGAGATCAAGAACGAAGAGCAGGAGAAAGCAATGGATCGCGCAAAAATGAAGCAGCGGTAAGATTAGAGCACTGCTCAGGCGAGTATGGCGGAATCTAATATCAGGTTGAGGGTTGACGCCTCGCAAGCAGTCGCACAGTTGCGGCAGGTAAACGGGTCTGTAAAGAGGTTAGGAGCTAATTTTGGCAGGGTTCAAGCAGGTGCTGGCAGACTTCAATCTGCGATCGCCGGCATAGGCCTTACTTTAATTGCTAAGCAAGCTGTTGGGGCTGCGGCTTCTTTTAATGACTTGCAGACAAGGTTAAAGCTGCTGACAAGTGAATACGGGGAATTTGAACAAGCGCAAGATCTTGTCGCGAGGTCTGCGAAAACTTTTGGCCTTAGCAATCGCGAGGCGGCTGAAGGCATCACAGATATTTTCGCGAGACTACGACCTTTAGGCGTATCGTTGCGAGATATTGAATCAACGTTTGTTGGATTTAATTCGGTCGCGAAGTTAAGTGGGGTAAATGCTGTTCAAGCAAATGCAGCGTTTACACAACTTGCTCAGGCATTAGGCTCGGGGGCTTTAAGGGGGGATGAATTTAACAGCATTGCGGATCAGGTGCCGGGGCTCCTTACAGCTATAAGTCAAGAGACTGGTGTAGCACAAGGCAAGTTGAGAGAGTATGCGGCGGAAGGCAAAATAACCTCAAAGGTGGTAATTAGTGCATTAAAGAGAATCGAGAAAGAAGGCGGCGATAAAATTAAAAAATTGATTGAGCAATCAGATGTGCAAAAATTCAAAAACTTTGAGAATGCGGTAGACAAATTAAGTGTAGCGATAGGCAGTAAACTTTTGCCTATTGTGACTCCCTTGATCACAAAAATAACCGAGTTAATCGATGGGTTTGCAGCGCTGCCAAAACCTGTGCAAGACACAACTGTTGCTGTCGGCGCATTAGCTTTAGCTGTAGGAGTTTTAGGCCCAGCAATAAAGGGGCTGACCGGGGCTATAGGGATATTTAATGGTGCGGCTGTTATTTCTGCTGCGATCAGCGGAACTGCGGCTTTGGGTGAAAAAGCTTTAGCTGCAGCAGCCGGCAAAAAAGCGTTAGCGGCAGCCGTGACGGCTGCTAATGCCAAGATTACTGTGGCAACTGTTAGCGTCGGACTTTTGAAGCTAGCGTTACTAGCGTTGCCGTTTGTTGCTGTTGCTGGTTCAATTGCTTTTTACATATCTGAAGTTAATAAAGCTAAGCAAGCGCAAGAAACTTTTAACAACCTTTTAGCGACTGGCACAGAACAGCAGTTAAATCAAGCACTTGCGACTGAAAAGGCAACTCTTGCTTTGATAGCGCAACGAAAAGAGAAAAATAAAAACGCAATGGGCGGGCGAGTTGGAGTTGGAGATTTTCCCGAAACAATAGAGGAGGGCAGGGCAAAACGACGCATTAAAGGAATTTTAGATGCCTTAAAAAATCGAATAGCAAACAGGCCGCCAGCGGTTGAATCACCCACGGACCCCACGGACCTCACGGCCTTAGATGATCTCGACAAAAGTAAAACTGACCCACGCATAGCTGCGCGTAAAAACGCTCTTGAGGAGATTCAACAATTACAAGATCAGACAAATGTCCTAAAAGCACGAAATGAAGAAGAAGCAAGAATGGTTCAACTGCAACAACAAATCAGAGACGTCAACAAGGAACGTGCACTTATAGGAGACGAATTAGCCGACAAACAAATCCATGAGATAAGAAGACAATTTTCCATTAACGAGCTTCAACTGTTCAAGCAGCAAAGAGATCAAGAAATAGCAGATCAGCAACAAAAGAATGCAGAGAACCTCAAAAAAGCCCAGGATGCAGAAGCACAGCGCAGCAAAGAACTGGCGCAGCGGTACCAAGGCATCGCTGACACCATTGCTAACGGCGTTGTGGATGCACTCAAGGGCGCTGTGATGGGCACCCAAACGCTGGCTGAATCGGCATCCAACCTGTTGAACAACTTGGCTAACGATCTGTTGATGGTCGCTAAGAACATGTTGTTCTTCGGCAGCTTGGGTGGAGGCTTGTCAAAAGGCAGTGGGCTGCTTGGCAACCTCTTCGGCGGTTTCTTGGCTGACGGGGGAACTGCAACTGGGGGCCGCTCTTTTGTCGTGGGTGAGCGTGGCCCTGAACTATTCACGCCAGGCAGGACCGGCAGCGTTACGCCAAACAGTGCTTTAGGAGGAGCTAACGTAACTGTGAACGTCGATGCTTCTGGAACTCAAGTTCAAGGCGACGGCGCAAGCGCATCGCAACTCGGCAGAGTAATCGGTGCAGCTGTTCAGTCTGAACTGATCAAACAAAAACGACCTGGAGGCTTGCTGGCACGCTGATGGCTACTTTCCCCGCAATCAACCCGACATACAACGCACAGAGGTCAAACCGGCCCAATATCCGCACGACTCGCTTTGGTGATGGGTTCGAGCAGCGTGTTTCGTTTGGCTTAAACCAAAACCCAAAAGAGTGGTCTCTGACCTTCAACGTGTCAGAAACAGACGCAGACACGATTGAGACATTCCTTGATGCTCGCGCTTCTGACGGGAACAGTTTTGACTGGAGCCCGCCGGATGAAACCACTCAGTACAAATGGGTTTGCTACGAATGGTCTAAATCGATCCCGTACCTAAACCGAGCTACGATACAAGCAACTTTCCGCCAAGTATTTGAGCCATGAGCACTATTGTCACCAGGGCTGGCAAGGGCTCACCACTCACTCACACCGAAGTTGACGCAAACTTCACCAACCTGAATTCAGACAAGGCTGGATACATAACAGGCGAAGGCGGCACAGTGACTCAGGCCACCAACAAAAGCACTGGCGTCACCCTTAGCAAAAAGTGCGGACAAGTCACAATGAATGCTGCTGCGCTTGCCGCAGATACAACAGTAAGTTTCACGCTTACGAACACAACCGTTGCAGCAACTGACATTATTGTTTTGAACCACGTCAGCGGCGGCACTGCTGGATCGTACGCATTAAACGCTCAGGCTGGTTCAGGTTCTGCCAGCATCAATGTACGCAACATCACCAGCGGTGCATTGTCTGAAGCGGTTGTAATTGGCTTTGCCGTTATTAAGGCTGTTACGGGCTGAGCATGGCATATACCTATGTCGTTTCCAATTACTGGGATATTGGCTACACGGACACTGAGTCCAGTACAGCCATCACCGGGGAGCTACAAGGTATTAGCCCGACAGCGATTATTGAGCTGTTTAAGCTAGACCTAAACGCTGATCAGCACGGCGTAAACCAAACTTACTACTTTCATAACGGGGCTAAGCAAAACTCTGGCAACGACCTAGTTTTTGGCGGAATAACTTATCTATCTTTGCCAATTGAGGCAGATGGTTTTGCCTATTCAGGGCAAGGCAGTTTACCAAGACCCACACTAAAAATAAGCAACATTTTTAGCACCATAACTGCTTTGCTAGCAACGCTTCCAAACGGGTTAGGTGGAGCGAAAGTTACAAGACTCCGCACATTGGCGCGTTACATTGATAGCTCTAATTTTGTCTCAGATCTTTTAGCAATTGCTGATCAAGATGGAGACATACTGCTTACGCAGGGCGGTGACTTTATATCTGGCTTTACAGAATCAGGCAATCCGTTTGGCACGCCTGATCCGACTGCACAGTTCCCGCTTGAGATTTATTTTGTTGACCGCAAGTCAGCAGAAAACCGTGAGTTAGTTGAGTTTGAGCTTGCCAGTGCTTTTGACCTTGCAGGGGTCCGCGCACCGAAGCGGCAGTGCATTAGCCGTTGTCAGTGGGTGTACAGGTCTGCTGAGTGCAGTTATGCAGGCACCAATTTTTTTGACGCAAATGACAATGAAGTGGTGAACTCAAGCGAGGACGTATGTGGCAAGAAGCAAAGCAGTTGCGAAAAGAGGTTTGGCGAAAATGGTGAGCTACCGTTCGGTGGTTACCCCGGAATCGGGA